CTTGGAATGGCAAAGGGCTATGGAGTTAATATGAAGATTAGAGATTTAAACAATGAGATTCATACGTGGAGTCTAAGTGGCTACGTTGTAGCTGCGAACGAAATGCGTCCACGCTCCAAACTTCATCTGGCGGCAAGGGAACTGCTCATACAGCTATTCCCTACCGTTCAGGTGATGGAAGAAGTGCTTGTTCCTTTAACAAGATATGAGAAAGGATATTTTGACTTTTACATAAACACTATTAAGTTGGTTGTAGAAGTTCATGGGCAGCAACATTACAAATTCAATTCGCTATTCCATAGCTCTGCACAGGATTTTGTAAATCAAAAGAAAAAAGACCGGCGAAAGCAGGAGTGGTGCGAGTATAATAATATTACATACGTTGAGTTACCTTATAATGAGGATAAAGATAAGTGGAAGCTGCGAATACAGCAAAGGAACGACTAGAGCAAATAGACTCTATACTGGACGAGTATGAGGGGAAGCTAGGTATAGGCGGCTACTCCGAAGACTTCCACGACCAGTCTATTAAGAGCTATATGTCTATGTCCAGACAACAGATGGAAAAGCTTACAGTAGAAGAGTGCGCAGAAGCAGCATTGCTACTAGGCGGCTTCTCATTTTATTTACAGAGATCATACAATAGAGAGGTAGCTCGTGTAAACTGGGCCTCGTCTAACCTTAAGAAAATGATGTCTGGAAGAGAGTCTCAGTATAAGGGCTCTTGGGACAGCCAATATTATCAAGCTGTCAAAGAAGATGGATATGCTAAAAAATTAGATAGCATTAAGGTATATGCTCAACAAAGGGCAGATAGGCTAACATACTTAGCCAGTTCAGTAAAAAACCTTAGTGACCTATATATTAACCTACAGAGAGCGAAGATAAATAGACATGGATAAAGAAGAACTACAGAAATTGCTTAAGCAGTTTACTCAGGAAGAAATTCGAGAAGCTCTAGGTCAAAAGCCGAAAGACAAAAAAAGACGAAGAGGTAAAGGTAAGAGAAAAAAGAGTCCTCCTACTAATAATCAGGAACCGAAAACAGTAAACAAGTTTGATGATATGATTTCAAATATTAGCCTAAGCGCTGATGAAAAAAAAGAATTAGCCGAAGCAGAGCAGTCTGATAAACTGGCAAAACCGAATCCTAATAGAGGGAAGAGGAACTCTGTTAGCAGGAAAACATTTAGGTGCTCTTCATGCGGAAGAGACTTTGAGATGTTTCCTTCTCAAGTTCATAATAGGGAAAGATGGAAGTGCAACCGCTGCGTAACAGGTGGAAGATAATATGTTAAATGACTTACCAGCAGAAAGAGCTATACTAGCAGGCATATTCAGATATGGCGCAGAAGCTTACTATGATGTTGCAGATATCATAAGTGAGTCGTCATTTACCGATGAGTCAAACGTGGTTCTATTCTCTTGCATGAAACATGTGCTTGAAACAGATGACTCTCGTTCATTGGATGCTCCCACAATGATGTCAGCAGCTAAGGAATTGGGCTTCTCAGATTTCTTTAATACACAAGAAGTCCAGCATATGTCCTCAGTCATAAAGTTTCCAGTACTTCTAGAAAACTTAAGGAAGTTCGCTGCTAAAGTCAGGAAGCTAGAAATAGCTCGTATGATGTATGACCAGCTTGATCTAACGAAACAGAGATACTTAGATATCAAGGGCGATGAACCTATCGCAAAAATTCTAGGAATTGCAGAAGACGCTGTTATGGATGTCACCTCTGTAATAGCAGGAGAGGACGAGTCTCCAACACAGATGTTCGATGATGTCGAGGCTCACCTAGAAGAGTTAGCAGAAGAGTCGGTTGATCAAATAGGTATCCCAACGGGTTTTCCACGATACGACTTTTCTATTGGAGGAGGGCTAAGAAAAGGGACAGTCAATGTTATTGGAGCTAGACCTAAGACTGGTAAGACATTGCTTGCAGATAATATGGGGATACATATTGCAAAAGAAGGTATCCCAGTGCTGAATCTAGATACTGAAATGAGAAAAGAAGACCATCAACACAGAATGATGGCGATGCTTTCCGGTGTTCCAATTAATGATATTGAGACTGGCAAGTTTGCTGATGACCCCGCTAAGAAGAAGAAGGTCATGGAAGCAGCAAGAGAAATAAAAGATATTCCATATTACTTTAAGACTATTGGCGGCGCTTCTTTTGAAGAGCAGGTTGCCGTCATGAGAAGATGGATTAGTAGGGTTGTAGGACTAAATGATAAGGGCAAGGCAAATGATTGTGTTATTATATACGATTACCTTAAACTTATGGACTCAAGTGAGATCAAAGGGGATATGAAAGAATTTCAAATCTTAGGTTTCATGATAACAGCCCTACATAATCTATCTCTTAAGTATGAGGTTCCTATCTTAACTTTCATCCAGCTCAACAGAGATGGAATAACAAAAGAAAGCACTGACACTGCCTCTGGCTCTGATAGAATTATTTGGCTATGCTCTAACTTCAGCATATACAAACAGAAGTCTGATGAAGAGATAGCTAAGGATGGCCCTGAGAATGGAAACAGAAAGCTCGTACCTCTCATTGCAAGACATGGGGAAGGGCTTGATTATGGAGATTATATTAACGTAGAACTCACTGGCAAAATCGGTAAAGTTACCGAAGGAAAAACTGCCTTTGAACTTGACAGTGGAGTTAGCTCCACAGAAGACGGAGAACTTTTTGATGACTCAGAAGATGTCGCATTCTAAAAAATATGACTATGCTAAAGTGAGAACTCTTGCAAAGATTGCAGGACAATACATAGATCAGATATATGAGTATTTCGGCATGACCATTTCTTATAGGAATGACATACTTATGAAGTCGGTATGCCCTATCCATGGAGGGGATAATCCGACAGCCCTTAACTTCTATCCTAACGGAGAATTCAAGGTACACTATAAATGTCGAACGCATCAGTGCGAGGAGATATTTGGGAATGGTATGATAGACCTAGTCAGAGGAATCTTATCTAGGGTCAATTACGGTTGGGAAAAAGAGGGAGATAAGGAGGCTACCTTTAAGGAGTCTGTTGATTTTTTACTTAAGTTTCTCAAGAAAGATTTCAACTCGCTTGAGGCAGATAATCATAATATAGAAAAGCTTCACTTCAACAACTTAGTAAATACGCTTAGCTCTGAGTCAGCCAAGAAAAGCGGAATAACCCAGCAAATGTATCGAGACCGAGTGGAAGTTCCCTGCAAGTATTATCTAGATAGAGGCTTTTCTGCCAAGGTTTTAGAGGACTACGATGTTGGCTACTGTACCAACCCAAGAAAGCCAATGTACCGAAGGGCCGTAGTTCCAATCTATGACAATAATCATGAGTTCATTGTTGGATGCACTGGCAGAAGCATATTTGATAAATGTCCTAAATGCAATAACTATCACGACCCTAAAGAAAAATGTAGACATTTTCCAAAATGGATGCATAGTAAGGGCTTCCAAAAAGAGAAATGGCTGTATAATTATTGGGTAGCGAAAGATGAGATTGCTAAGACAGGAGTAGCCATTCTTGTAGAATCCCCCGGAAATGTTTGGAGGTTAGCAGAAGCAGGGATACATAATGTTGTTGCTATATTTGGAACAGCATTTAACAATGACCAGAAGAATTTGCTGGATGAGTCTGGGGCTTTGTCATTAGTCTGCTTAATGGACAATGATGATGCTGGGCAAAAGGCAGCTAAGAAGATAGAAGAACAATGTGGAAGATTATATAGGCTTTACTTCCCAAGTTTTGATGCAGCCGATATTGCAGAGCTAAATGTGGATACCGTCACATCAGATATTAAGCCTTTTATTGAAAACGCTATGAGTGTATATAAGGAAATTTAAATGAGTAATTACAAGGACAATGCAATAGACTATCTTTATAACAATGCATTTGCTGATAGAGACAAGGCCTTAGCTTCCTTGTCAGTTTTGTTAGATCATCCAGC